TACCCAACTACCCAAGTACCCCAATAGATAGTAGTAGAATAGTCCCACCGTAACGTAGAGTAGAGTATCACTACCGTAGAGTAGTAAACCAACCCTACCCTATAAAGTTATACTATTAGGACACTATAACTTAGTATAACTAAATAAGTAAATGTGGAAATATAGGGGTGTCTACTGGTATATCGATCGAACTGGTCTACTTAAATACGGTAGAATCATGGATAGATAGTATACTATACTACTATAAACTAACCTTCAAGTGAGTGAAGAGAAAAAAAATCAGGGGGGGGGAAAGAAACAAAGACAGTAGTTACATATGTAAGTTATGATAAAGGATAATAACAAGGTATAAAGTAGTACTATTTTATTATAGAAAATAATTTCAGAATATTAAAAGACATTGACCACGATATAAGTACAAGGAGGCTATTTAGCAACTAACTACTTTAAAGAAAAATAGCTACTATATAATACTACACTAAATTATAATAACCGACAGTACGCGGCGGAGGGGAACCTATGTGTATTTTTAAAAAGAAACAAAGGTCGGATTACAAAAAAAGTTTAGAATTAATAAAGAAGGTAAAAAAGGTATACAATAGTTGTGTTACGTTAGAACAACTTGTAGTAGCTGATAAGTATGCCGCGCTAGCACTAAAACAACTATTAAAGGTGCTACCTGATCATTCTGTGGCTTCGTATGAAGCATCTTTTAAAAGAATGCATATGAATAGGTATAGTAGTAATTTATTGATAGTGTAGTATACTATTATATGGTAATACTGGGTATTAATATATTATGATAAAGTGCCTTGTTTTTAATAAACTGTCCTATGTATAATATAGAAACTTAAGGAAATGATATGGAGTGTATAGATAGACATTGTAGGACTAATAACACTGATAGCAAGACTATATGTAACAACTGTTTAGCTACAATTATTAAAGGTATGGATACACCTGATTTGATGGACTTATACTACCACATAAACAACCTGTTGCATACCACCGATAAAGAAAGAGAATTGTTAGCTGAAAAGTTTGGCCCTGTGCCTGGTATAATACTAGTGTCCGTAGAGGAGCAGTGGTTCAAGTTTATTAATGACTTGCTTTTATAGCATGGTGGTCGTATAAAGGGTTAATTGAGCGCGGGTTAAAAAATCAAATATATAAAGATTAGACATTTTAAACTAAAATAAAAACGAACTGGGGGTCAATAGTAATGACTAATTATTCTGATATAATTAATAACACCATAACAGTGGCTAATGATAAAGCTGTTGTGCTGGGAGCTGACAGTTTTACCTCTGATTATAGTACTGTTAGTATGGTGCAACAGGCGTTCAATAATGTTACTCAAAGTGGCACTGTTGTTGTTACCCACACCACTGATTCATTAGGTAAACGTATAACCCAATTATATGAACTTCAAGCAGACCAGCCTAATGTATCTAACACAACTTTGGATTTTGATTTGGCCGACGAGGGTAAATTTGTTCAAGAGACTGCTGTTAGCGGTACAGTGTTTGCCGATGGTGCAGTTACTTTATATGCTCCAGGAGAACCTCCAATAGAGACTGGTTTGGATGCTACTACGGTTTATAATCCTGCTTATGGCCATTTAATTAACAGTAATAATACTTTGGAATTAACAACAGACGGTGTTACTATCCACGCATTAAGTAAAGTAACATTAGATGGGACTACTGGTATAAAAGTTTATATGGAGGCCGTTTACCATCAACGAACATACGCAGCCTTTGGTATATGCAGTGTTAACGGTGGATATAATACTACCGCTAACATACCGGTTACTGGCGTAGTTTGTCATAACTGGTCAAGAGTTTATAAAGGAACCACCATGGTAGTAAACGATCAGCCCATCCCTGAGGATGGTGATACAGTTATGATAGCTTTTAACTGTGTTACAAATAGAATGTGGGTGGGTGTTAATGGTACATGGTATTTAGGTGGCGACCCAGCCGCTGGTACAAATCCGAGTATTAATGGTGCCGATATTATAATGAATTCTGATCTTAGGGCCATAGTACAACAACGTGTAATAGGAAATCAAATTACAGTAAAATTTAAAGACTCTGAGTTCCTATATACCCCTCCCGTAGGATTCAATGATAGATTCGGAGACGATGGTTATATAACCACACCTAAATATGTTACTACCTCTGATCAAAATCACTTAGCATTGAGTAGTTTATCTACTATTAACTATGTGGATGTAACTTCCACGGTTCCCACCAATACTGATATAAAATACCTCTTTTCTTTTGATAATCGTCTTAGTTGGCAAAAAGCGGCGCATATAAAATTATGTACGGGTGGAACAGCCACAGCAAGCTCTTACAACGGTAGTAATCCAGACTATAATGCGGATAAAGCATTTGATGACTCAACAACATCTCAGTGGGTGTCTAATGCAACCACAGCAGGTGAATGGCTTAGTTATGCGCTAACTACAAGTAAAACTGTAAGACATTATATAGTTCAAGCAGGAGGGGCTGGTTGGGAAGCCTATGGCCCACTTGGCTGGATTTTACAAGGATGGACTGGCAGCTCTTGGACAGATCTACACACAGTATCCGGTTTATCTGCCTGGCAGGCATACGAAAGAAAATCGTACAGTTTTAGTAATAGTACTGCTTACACTACATACAGATTATATGTCACAACTAATGCTGCTTGGAATCATGCAATAAGTGAACTGGAACTATATGAATCGGACTACGAAAATACTTATACCACAGTCAGCGGTATTACCTTTGATAATGACTGTACATTAACAGCTATGCAAAGGGGTTTACAAAACTACCCTGTATCCGATGAACTGTACTTAGACTTTGCATTTCAGTTATCAACTACGGATTCAAATACTACACCATCCTTGGATCAAGTTACTGTAAATTATGATGAGAATGGTAATTACGAATTTAAATATGATACAGACTATAACATAGTAAATGCAACTAGTACTACCACAGAAATAACAAAAAATAGTGTGGGTACAAGTAACATAAAAGTAAATGTTCTACTACCATAAGAGGATTATACAATGCCTAACTACTCACAAATAGCTAACACAATAATAAAAGAAGCTAATGATACAGCAACACTTAATGGAGCCCAAAGTTTTACCAGTTCAAGTACTGTATCAAACACTATTCAAACCACTATAACTAATGCAAGTCAAAATGTAATATCTGTTATTACACATGCCAGTGATGTTGATGGTAACCGTATAGTACAGGTGTATGAGTTACAAGTTGATATATCACTTTATAAACTACAAGATAGCGCTAATTATAAAGTGTCTATTTTATCACCAACTACTACTGGGATAACTAAACTATCAAGTGGTACCTCAAATATTAAAGTTAATATACTCCTATCTTAGAGGGATAATTTATGACTACTTACTCACAACTATTAAATAATGAAGTGGCTGATATAAACGCAGTTGCTGTCGCTACTTTCGGTGCCGACAGTTTTGTTGGTGATGGAAGTGCCTCTGCAATAAATCAAACAGCTTTTACAGGGGTTGTTCAAAACCAGGTGGTTACAGCAACACATCTTGCAGATGCGGATGGCAAAAGGTTAGTACAGGTATCTGAATTTGTTGCCGGAGGGGAACTGGTGGATACATCCTTAGACTTCGATCTTGCTGATGAAGCACAGTTTATACAAGAAAGTACTGTAAGTGGTACTGACTTTATTGATGGTAAAGTACAATTGCACTATGATACAGAGCTACTTACTGCTACTTATGATAATACTAGAAAAAACGACAACGTAACCCTAGACGAAACATCCCTTATAGCTGCTAAAAATAATATAAATGGTTGGCACGGGGTGGCGGCTACATGTGTGTTAAGTGGTAGTGATATATTTTATTGGGAAAAAGTCCTTACTGCAGGCAGTCAATTCCATTGTGGGGCATATATAGAAGGATCGAATGTAGATTGGGCTATTTCAGGCAGTGCTTCTAGTTTTGGTTGGGCTTTTTATTATTACTATGCTTTTCAAGTGGCCGGTATTAATATATATGAGAGTATATCTACTCCGCAGGTTCAAGGAGATGTTATAGGAATAGCTTTTCAGCCCAGTACAGGCTACATTTGGTCACATAAAAAAGGAGTGTGGTTAGGAGATAAGTCACCTGCCACGTCACCTACTAATCCTTATTACACGGCTACTGCCGGGCAAACATGGAGAATTTTTGACGAACTATACTGGATGGGTAATTCGTTAACATCTAGATACTTACACTCTTCCTGTCAGTACGCGCCTTCAGGAGTAGTTGAGGTAGCTAATGAGGTATCTATTCATACTACTTCACCGTGGTATGTCACAACATCTGATCAAAATAACATTAGTCTGGCTTATATTTCAAGTATAAATTCAATGACTATCACTACTACTGAACCGACCAATACAGATGTTGGAGCACTGGTTTCTTTTGACGGTAGAACAACTTGGGAAACTTGTATAAGTGGTTCATTTACAACTCATTCTGGTATAGACACTAAAACTGGATGGAGCACCGTTTCTGATATAGAAACAGGGTTTACTAACTATAATATTACAGATGAAGAAACTGTTGATTTTGCTTTTCTTTTAACGTCTGCTGATAGTCTAGTGACACCAAGTATAGATCAAGTAACTATTAATTATACAGAAACTGGTTCGTACGTGGTTAAAACACCTTCTGAATATTCAGTGATTTCTTATAGTGACACACAAACAAATGTAACTAAATTATCAACAGGTACAAATAATATTAAAGTTAATATTTTACTATAAATAAAATATAAGAATTAACTTTAATTTAAATATGGAGAAAATAAATGTGTTATTATTTGTAATAACTACTTTGTAAATAAATATTTTACTGTTTTTGGAGAATTTAAATGACTAGAATAAAAGAACCTATACTTGTAATAGATGATGATCAATCTATATTGGCTGTTATAAGTACAATGTTATCTGTAATTGGGTTCGACAATATAATTAATGCTACTAAGGGAGTTGAAGGTATAGCCGCCTTTAAAAAATACTCACCACCAATAGTATTATTAGACATAAGTCTTCCTGATGCTATGGGTTTAGATTTAATGGATAAAATAAAAGCACTATATCCACCATCACAAATTATTATAATAACAGGTAACACTTGTAATGAGTTTGTGGTAGATGCTTTAAGAAAAGGTGCTTGTGATTTTATAACCAAACCAATAACACTAGAAATTTTAAAACATTCTGTAACTCAATGCCTAGAAAAACATGACTTGGTAAGAGATAACCAGATGTATCAACAACAACTAGAAAAATTGGTTAAAGAAAGAACAGATAATCTAGCAGCAACAAATGAAAAACTAGCAGTAGCTAACAAAGATTTAAGTAGTGTTTTATACAAAACTGTTGAAGCTTTATCAAAAACTATGGAGATACGTGACCCATACACAGCTGGGCACCAAAAACGCGTAACGGCGTTAGCAATAAAAATATCCGAGTATTATGGCCTAGATGAATCCCAAATCGAACATATAAAACTGGCAGGTATGCTCCATGATATAGGTAAATTCTATGTTCCGCAAGAGTTATTAGTTAAACCAACTAGATTAAGTGAAACAGAATTTAAATTATTAAAAAAACATGTCATAGAAGGATACAATATAATTAGTGATATTCCTTTTGAAGCACCAATAGCCCGTATGGTATTACAACATCACGAAAGGCTAGATGGTTCTGGTTATCCTAATGGTTTAAGGGGTGACCAAATATCCATAGAAGCTAAAATAATCAGTGTAGCTGATGTAGTAGAGGCTATGGCTTCACATAGACCATATAGGGCCTCTTTGGGTGTTACTGTGGCCATTGAAGAAATAGTAAAAGGTTCTGGTAAACTATACGACGATAAAGTCGTAGAGGCTTGTTTGGCGGTTATAAAAGCCTGTAATTATGATTTAGATATTATATTTAAATAACGGGGTTATAACTATGGCCAATAAAAAGGCAGTACTGATAGCTGAAGAAAGTTTAGCTATGATACAACTATACAAAGGATTACTGGCACCATACGACTGTGTAGTACATTCAGTTAGTAGTTTAAAAGAAGCCAGAGAACGTATGATGAGGTACGACTACGACTTATATATCATTGATACAATACTAGAAAATAAAGAAAGCGGTTTAGAGCTTGTGGGCAGAGGTGGTGCAGATCCTGATAAATGCCTTATATTATCTAGAAGCTTGCCAGAAGATACAGTAAGTGAATTGGTTGAATTTCATAAAGTACCAAGAGAAATGATTATGGTAAAACCTCCTGATGCTAGGGCATTTATAGTTATAGCCAATAAACATCTAAGAGGAGAAGCATCTCCTGACAATATTATTATACCAACTACTAGTGTATCTAAACTCAGCGATAAACGTATTTTATATAGGATTAAACGATGGGTTTTAGGCCTTTCTTTTAAAGGTTGGATAGCTATAATAAGTTTTATGCTTATATTACCTACAACAACAAATACAACAGCTAAATATTTTAGTTACAAGCAGCATCTAAAATTTGAACAAGAAAAAGTAGCTTATTGTGAAAAAGAATTTAAAAGTTTTAAACAAGGGGATACAGTAAGTAAAACCACATTTAGGGAAAGTACTATACTAGATGATGGTGATATGTACATAATAAGGATATACCCAGATAATATTGTATTTGTTAAAATAATATATAAAGATAGGTTTTATTCAAAGGAACGTTGGATAGTTGGAGAAAATTATCTAAAAACTATTGGTTTAAATGAGAAAATGACTTTGTTAGATATATTAAAATCACTTATTATGTTTTAATTGATTTAAAGGAGAACAACAAATGAACTTAAATTGTCAAAATTGTATGAATAAAGGAATGTGTAATAATAGTAAATACTATTGTGAGAGTTGTGGAGAAAGTAACTTAGAACCGATAGGTCAATTTTTTAGGGCCGGCGGCGTAAATGAGATGGTAGTTTTATTTACATGCTACAATCCTGACTGCTTGGCTTTTGGAAAAGTAGTTGATATAAACAGTAATCCAGTTCATATAAAATCATTAATTACAAATGAAGTTGTTTTGTAATAAGGAAATAATAATGACTCAATCAGCTTTATACCCAATTATTGTAGATATAGCCTTTGATAAGCGTAGTGTGTTTTATTTAGTGTTTGATTCTTGTTCATGTAGAAAAGAAGCAGGCCCTATGTTGTGCGATTTATTAGCATACAATAATATAAATATAATCAAAGCCACGACTAAGGAATGGACAATAAGTATAGATAAGCAGATAAAATATATACGTATGGTATTACCAATAGACTCAGCTATTTTATATAATATTGGTACGCAAGGTTATGAAAAGGTGTTATATGTGGATTGTTAGGCACATACAACTTTTTACAGCCGCCATTTTATTTGTATTACTTATGTGCTACCCTAGTACAGTTGTAGCTATTAAAAAAAATGTAACTGTTACTTGGTCTTACAACAATGTTACAACAAATACTATGGAATATAGATTGTATTACTCCTATTACCAAGATATGAGTAATAAAGTATTGGCATGTAGTATTAACGACCGTAATGCGACTGTAATTACTTGCCCTAATGTTGAAGTAAAAACAAACACTTATTTTGTTATTACAGCCGTTGAATCTGGCGCTGAATTTTATTCGGCCGCCAAAGGTGTGACATTGCCATATCCAGTAATAAATTTTATTTACATTACAGAATAGTTTGTTTATATTAATCTAACCATTATATAAGTAGATAAGGTATTAAAGAACTTCATTATTTTATGGTGATAACTATGAATGAACTAAACGAATTAGAAGTATCCTCTACTATTAGAGACGCCTATTTACTTTTTTCAAAAGTAAATAAAGAAAGAAAAACTACACATGATTATAAGTCAATACACCCAGAGTATGTGGCTTGTTTATTAGCCAGATTTGTAGATGATGAGGAAGTAATAGCAGCATCAATACTACAAAACATACTAACCTATGATGGTGTTGAAGTACAAGATATTTATGATTTATTCGGCAGTAAGATAACTAATCTTGTACTTGAATTAAACACACCAATTACACATAATACTGATGAAAACAAACTCGATAATTTAATTAAATGTTTAAATACCATGAGTAAAGAAGCCTTTACAATAAAAATGGTAAATAGGTTAAACGAGACTCTTGGTTTAATAAATACTATTATACCACATAGTTTTTTAAAACAACATTTGAAAGATACGTCATACATTATTAATACTATAAATAGGGAGATTGATGATATAAATATTAAAGTTATTGAACTACTTACTTTTTCTGTATTTTATGTAGAATTAACTAAAAATGTATAAGGAGAAATATTCAATATATGTTAAAAAATAAAAATATCTTAATTGATACAAATATATTATTAGATGACCCTAAAATATTATTTAAGTCGCTAAATAAATATGAAAAAGTAATAGTTCCATTAACAGTATTGAAAGAACTTGATAAACATAAATTTAATCCTGATTTATCTTATAGTGCTAGAACAGCAATCTATGAAATAGTTGCTTTTAGAGAAGCACACCCAAACAGATTAGTGTTGGCTGTTGACAACGAGGAATTAAAAACAAACGATACTTTAATAATTGACGCGGCTATAAAAAATAAAGCCGACTTAGCCACAAAAGATTTGTCTATGTCAGTTATAGCGGCAACTAAGGGTGTGGACACTGTATTATATGATATTATACCAAACGGTATATTTAAACCATACATACATTTAGATATCAAAGATCTACCAGAGAACTTTACTTACTTACAAAATTACAGTTTATATGATTTTAATATAGAATTACAATTAGACATAGACACTGAATGCTGGAAGTTTGTTATATTAAATAATGCTTACGTATATGCTACTAACCCTATTAAAGGCACAGTGTCACGTATAGATAATATGCCTGAGTATAGAGAAGTTGTTGTGGAGGGTAATAAACTAAAAGCGCTGGATATATACCAAATATGTGCTATATACGCTATGACAGAAGCTGACGGTGTTTTAATTACTGGTAAATGGGGAACAGGGAAAACTTTACTAAGCACAGCCTATGCCTTATCTTGCAACAGTGACAATAAAATATTTATCACCAGACCTCCAATTGGTATAAGCCATAAATACGATATAGGGTTCTTGCCCGGTGATAAACAAGCAAAAATGGAAGCGTGGTTTGCTGGTATATTAAGTGCATTATATTATCTATATGCTAATACCAGAAATCAAGGATCAAGTAAAGACCAAAATAGTATAAAGTATGATATAGTTAAGGATAGATACTTTCAAGATAAATTTGAAGCTGTGCCAATAAATGTAATTCAAGGTATGAGTATATTAGAATCAGACATAATGATTTGTGATGAATGCCAACTTATAGATATAGATACTATGAGTATGATATTATCAAGGGCTAATAAAGGAAGTAAACTAATACTATTAGGTGATTTAGCACAAACATACAATGTTGTAAGACCTTCTGAATCAGGCTTACTAAAATTATTAAGAATTCTACCACATAAAAGTTTAGCTTATGTTGAACTACCAAACTCACATAGAGGTGGTCTAATAGCACTAGCTGACTTACTACAAGATAAAAAATTATGTTAATTAAGGCTTTATATGCTTGATATACTAAATATAGTACATGTACTTGATAATGATAGTAGATTTAAAGGTTTAAGTCCTTCTGCCATAAATTACTTACGCAGTAATGGTTTGTGGATGCCTGTAACAGAGGGATTATTAGTTGTTGAAGGGTTAGTTAGTGAAGACGATATGCAAATATATGTATCATCTCCTAATCATGATAATTATCTAACCTTTATCATAGAATACGGCGAGTTTCTAACAGGAGATGTGTTCTCCAATATAGATGAGTCTCTAAATAGTCCCGAGGGATTTTTACATAGATATTCAATGGCAGATAATACATTGATGTACGAAGTTGTGCAAACAGTACTCAATAATATATATTTTTTAGCTCTTACTGACATCCAAGAAGAAATTTACATAGGCTGGGAAGATGAGGAAATAGAGGGTGTCTTAAAACTACAAACTTAAATAAGGTGAGGCTATGAAAAATTTAACAGACTATTTGTGGGAGGAAAAGAAACAAAAGCTATTAGAGAGTATTGATACTGTATTAGAAAAAAGCAAGAATAAAGAAGTATTAGAAATTATGGTGGAGCTGATTAACAATACCAAAGTTGTTAATACCATGGAAGAATTTTTTGAAGATAAGAGGTATTGATATGGCAAGAAGAAGAGGATGGTCATACACAGAAGAGAGGCTATTAATATCAAATTATAACAATATGACTATTAAAGAATTGGAAGAATTATTACCTGGAAGACAGGCCGATAGTATAAATTGTAAAATCAAGAGATTAAAAGAATTAGGTAAAATATTAGAGGGTAAAAAAGAGGAAGTAATAGATAGGGCTTATAAACAACGCCACGAATAAGTAAATATTAAGGAGTGTGCTATGGAAACAGAAGAGCTTACATTTCTATGTCCTAATTGCTACCATTATATGGAGCGTGTACTGATGCCTAATTCAACAGAATCAGCCGATCTTTTAGGGATAGATCCTGATGACTTCGATGCTAATGGTGGTGAACCTGTAGCACAACTAACCTGTTTAATATTAGGTATGGACTTAGCTTATGATGTTTTAGAATGTAATAAATTTACAAAAAAATTACCGGAACTAATACCTCGCCAGTTTATTTATTGACAAATAACTATATTAGTGTTATTATGATTTTAACTACTAATATTTTATTTTAAGAGGTAAATATAAATGGTCAAAATGAAACTAAAAGACAAAAAAGTATACTTAACTAAGTTGATAGACTATCTTGCTCAGAACGGCTGGGATTTATGTAATTACAGTAAACAGGAGAATTCTGAATGTAATAGACTACGTATGTCTGGCGTAGCTTTACTACATGAAAAGTTTGAAGAAGTTCAAGCTGTAGTTGCACTATTTGATGAAGGAAAGCATGATGAGGCTATGGATCTATATAACAGTGCCATAGCCCTTGTATCTGATGAGAGTATGTTTGAGTACTATGCGCACGTGTTAGATGACACTAACCCGTGGTTTGTTTAAAAGAAAAGGTATTACTATGAACCAAAAGCATTTATACAATTTACATGTTACTACCCATTTATTAATAGAAAAAAGTACAGCCTTCTTCAGATTTAATATAACACCTGAAAGTGCATTACTTAGATTTCTTAAAGCCAATATCATTAGAGGATTTAGTGAACATAATGGTAAGTTTGATTTATATCATACACACTATAAAAAGAATGTTCTAGCCACCAGTTGGTCTCAGGAGGCGCTGGCCGAGATAGCTGGTTGTAATGTCACATCTATACGTAGACAAATAAAAAAGCTAAAAGAACAGGGATTTATAAAGGTAGAAAAAGTAGTACGTTATGACAAGACATACAATATTTATATCCTGGGCACTTGGGAGTTTGACTCTCTGGGTAAGATAAAAGAAAACTTGTTTTCCGAAGTACACTTTATGAAGTTAGCTTTAGCTGAACGTGCGGAAAAACAGCAGATTAAGTAGGTAGGCACCGGGCATGAACGCCCTGTGGGTACCGGGCATGAATGTCCTCCCAGAATAACAAGTATACTAGAATAACGGTATACTAGTATTTAAATATAGTTTAATAATAAAAATATAGGCTTTTAATTTTTTTTTCAAAAAATATAAAGCCAACCAACCATAAACAGAAAACTACTTTTTAAAAACAAACTTTTGCAAATGTTATAAATCAATACAAGCCCCGTAGAGCTGTTTTTAATTACAATGTGTCGGTAGTTAGGTTGTCTATATAAAAATCGTGTAGCGGTCATTTAAACCCCATTCCTGAGGCAACGTAGATACTGCTTTAACCGTTACCAACAACAACCAATTTCTGGCACAAATAAATCATTTGATAATGTAGTAAAAACTTGACAAATACTTTTTTTGTTGTTAAAGTATACAGAACACAAGGTTATTTAAGATTTTAACTAGAACTAAGGAGAATTACCGAATTATGAGAACACCCTATATTTTTGAAAAATCAAGTAGAGAAGAATCTGAAAGAGCATACGACCCTTTTTCAAGAATGCTTAAAGACAGAATCATTTTCATATCTGGTGAATTTAATCAAGATATGGCAGATTTAGTTGTAGCACAGCTTCTGTTCTTAGAAACAGACTCATCTGATTCTGACATTTACATGTATATCAACAGTCCAGGCGGCCAGATTACAGCTATGTACGCCATCTACGATACCATGAACTATATCAAACCTGACATTGTAACCATTGGTTATGGTCAAGTGGCAAGCGCTGGTTCATTTATATTAGCAGCCGGCACGAAGGGTAAACGCTACGCTCTACCTAATTGTGAGATTATGATTCATGAGCTATCAACAGGTATACAAGGTAAGGCAGGAGACATTTTCCAAACCATGGAGCACACTAAGAGGATGTATGATAAGATGGCAGCCCAGTACTCTGAAATGACTGGTCAAAATATTGATAAAGTTAAATTAGATATGCATCGTGATTACTTCATGTCCTCAGAGGAAGCCAAATCTTATGGTTTAATTGATCAAGTAGAATATAAAAGAAAATAAGTATAATGGAATACAATAAAGAAAGAGATACACGTGATAAGTCCAGGCCACTGAAAAGTGGTTCTGGACCACGTGATTTGCAGCAAAGACAAAAATTAGAGCAAAATTCTTATGTTGTACGAGAACTTAAAGACCAAATAGAGTTACTAACTAGACAATTAACCACTACCTCTACTACTGGTAATACAGCCGCTATATACACGGCCGAAGAATTTGATACTGAGTTAAATAAGGTTATATTACAGGTTTCTGCTGAGATGGAAAATAAACATAGTGTTCGTATAAAAGAGCAACAAGAAGAAATTCTAAGATTAAGAAGACAACTAGAAGAAGGAAAAACAGACGCTGTTTCCAATAAAGAAATTAAAGTTCTAGTTGACAAAGCAGTAGAAGAAACCAAAAGTGAATACCAAGCACAGCTATTTTTACTACAAGAGACAGCAGCTAAGTTAAACAAAGAGCTACGTTTAGCGGAAGATAAAGTAATTGAACTTAAAAAACAGATTAATTTATACGAGCCTAAAATACTAGAAGTAGAGCAGCTTAGGCATACACTTGAAATTACTAAATCTCAATTAACATCCTTAAAAAATAATCCACACAATAGCTCAGGTGATAGTGATAAATTAAATGCAACTATAACTGATTTAAAAAATGAGTTGGCCCAAATAAAAACTGATCTAGCCGTTGCTAATTCTAAATTAGAATCCAAAGATGAAATCATTAAAATTAAAGATGATACTATAAACACATTAAAAAGCACTCCGGTTAATATACAGATAACTGACTCACAAACCACCAAAAGTGTTGTATCGGAAAGCAGTAGGCCTAAAATGGAACAGGTTTTTATAGATCCAAGTGATACTAAAAATAGTATGGCACCGCATTTAAATTTTAAAGATGTTAAGATAGCTCAACAAGAGAAAATGTCTAGTAAAGTGGCCAAGCTTAAGGATCTATTGGGATCTCTACCGGAATAAGTTTGTATAATAAACTTTAATGAACTAAAATATGAGAGGGATTAATATGAGTGTAGGTGTGGATGTTGGTACAAATTCTTTATGTGTGGCAAAAGTTGATGATGAGGGAAACCCGATATTCAAATTAGAGCGGGATGCTTTTTATAGATTAGTGCCAAAAAGTGAGGTTAATAGACAATCAATTAAAACGTCCCTAAGTAAGAGAGGTGTTAATTTTATTGAGGACGACGCAGACTTTTTAATTATTGGTGAGGACGCTCTTCACATAGCAATGGAACGTAATTGTAGTTCCAGCAGACCAATGTTAAATGGTGTTATATCACCTAAGGATAAAAACAGCTTACCTATGTTAAAGGTACTACTTTCAAATTTAGTGGGTAGAGGTAATGGTAGTGACACATTAGTTTATTCTGTTCCAGCTAAACCAGTAGATGCTGTGTTTGATATTGTGTACCATCAAGAGATGTTAAATATGTTTTTTAGGGATCAGGGATATTCCCCTCAACCTATCAATGAGGCATTTGCCATTGGGTTATCAGAATTACTAGATGATGGTTTAACTGGTATTGCTTTATCGCTCGGCGCAGGTATGGCTAACATATCTGTAATTCATCAAGGTGACCCGTTGGTTGAATTCTCTGTTACAAGATCAGGAGATTTTATTGACCATTCCGTAGGCACCGCCTTAGATATGTCCCCATCGTTGATTCAGTTAGAAAAAGAGTCAGGAATTGATTTGTATAATCCTAAGGATAAGATAGCAGAGGCCATAGCAGTTTATTACTCATCTGTGATAAATTATGTACTGCAAAACATTTCTTTTGAGCTTAAAAAGCAAGAAAAGAGACTACCCATTTTTAGAGAACCTGTGCCTATTATAGTTTCAGGTGGATTAACGTTGGCGGAGGGTTTTACCAGAATGTTTGAGGAGCGATTATCAGGTATTACATTACCTATGAAGATTAGTGAAATTAGAAGGGCTGCCTCACCTATGACTTGTGTAGCTGCCGGTTGTTTAATGGCATCTCAACTATAATAATTAACTACCCTCTGTAATAAACAGTAATAGGGAGGTTACATTAATGAAAATAGATACAGTAGGTTTAGATTTAATAAAAAAATTTGAAGGATTTAGTTCAAAGCCTTATCTATGTCCAGCAGGTATTCCTACCATAGGTTATGGTAATACTTACTACGAGGATGGTACAAAAGTTAAGTTAACAGACGCCCCTATAACTAAAGAACGTGCTACTGAAATACTAAATCATGTAGTAGCGACTTTTGCTGAAAGTGTTAACGAGTTTGTAAAAATTAAAGTAACACAAAACCAATTTAATGCTTTGGTTAGTTTAGCTTATAACATTGGTTTAGGTAATTTTTCAAAATCAACTGTATTAAGGAAACTAAATATAGGTGATTATGAAGGGGCAGCAAGTAGTTTCTTGTTGTGGAGAAAAGCCGGCGGTAAGGTAGTTGCTGGTTTGGTAAATAGAAGAGAGGCAGAGAAAAAAGTATTTTTAAGTTAATTTACCGGGTAAATTAAAATTACCTTTATACAAATAAAAACCAAAGGAGTTTGAATTATGAGTGAAGAAAGAATTAACGGAACAGTTAAATGGTTCATTATGTAGAGCCCTTTACATTGGTAACAATGTATCGAAACTCCTTTAATTGCTGGAAAATCTTAGCGAATAATGTCGAAGATAATCAGCAGCCAAGCCTCGTAAGAGGAAGGTTCAACGACTAGAGCGAAGGCTCGTAGGACCAAGTGGTCCGAAATGGGGAGAATCCTTAACAGGATTTTGATATAGTCTTTTCTTTATGGAAACATAAAGCAGCCTGCATAGGCGGGGTTAGTGTAACGAACTAACTCGAAAAAAATGTTAGTAATGACCGCGGATACGGCTTTGTGTTGATTGATGGTAATCCAGACGCAGAGTATTTTATCCACTTTACAAGTATTGATATGGACGGCTATAAAACACTTAAAGCCGGCCAACCAGTAAGTTTTATTTTAAAGAATACAGAAAAGGGTATTCAGGCAACAGAAGTAAAGCTTTTATAATAACAATTATCCATCCAGTATAAACCAAGACCGTTGCTGGGGGTCTTTAAAGGAGAACATTATGTATAAAAACAATTTTTTAGTTATATTAAAACACAATGGTAAAGTACTTAGAGAAATAGATGGTGTAGTTACTGTTCCTTTTGGTTCAGACTACACCATTGTACTAAAAAACTATGATTCACGTAGAGCGGTGGTATCTGTGGATATTGATGGCCTATCTGTACTAAATGGTAACCAGATAGTTGTTCCGGCTAATGATATAGTAGAATTACAAGGTGCCTTAGACAATTTAAGTGTAAATAATAAATTTAGATTTATACAGAAGACTAAGGCTATATCAGATTTTAGAGGAGACAGGCTAGATGATGGCATAGTTAGGGTAGAGTATACTTTTGAAAAACCATCGATACCTTATAGAGATTTTATTAAAGAGTTGTCGGGCTTTAAATCAAGCTATGACGTGATAGGTTATAGAGCAGGTGTAGCTGGTGCTTCTAATACATATAGTTCATCTGGTATAACTGTAAAAGGAACCCCAACAAAACAAGATTTTATAACAACACATACGGGTATTTTAGAGACACAGTCATATGTTATTACACTTAAATTACAAGGATGTGATGAGTTTAAACGTGAAGTAAAAACACCTATAATGACTAAGACCAAAAAACAATGTCCTTCCTGTGGAAAACGTTGGAAGTCTTACATAAAATACTGTGGTAGTTGTGGTACATTCCTATAATGAGGTTTACATATGCTGGTGGCTGAATTAGTTTTACGTAAATTACAAACACAAGATGAGATTAAAGAGTTAGAGAACTACATAAGTAGGCTACAAAATATTACTGGTGACAGAGACAGTCTGTCCAAGATGTATAAAGAATGTATTATAAAGTTATTTAATTTATACGATCAATTACAAAGCCAAAAAGTTGTATTAAAGAAATGTAATACTGATAACCATATAATTGTTGACAGTAATAAAATTAATATAACTGATGCTTTAGAAATAGCAGCTACTTTGGAAAGTAGGTTAAATTTATACACTACTTTAATAAATAGTGATACTATGCACATTGATATATTATCTATAATGAAAGACAGGGCTAGTTTATTAGAAGACTACTTAAAATTAATTCGTTACATAAAAGCTAATGATTGGAGTACCGAAGTTGGTTGATAGATATTGGGTAAAATTAGAAGATTTTGATATTAGATGCGTTTGCAAAGACAAACATTGCATTGATAATACTATGTGCAAGGAGTACTTAGTTAAATTGCTAGAAATAGATAGACAAGATAATTCAATGGATGATTGGGACAAATCTATTAATAAACTATTTACTACTATAAAAAAAGAAACCGACGAGTTAAGCAAAAGCATTAAAAAGTTAAAAGGATTTAAATTATGAACTTAGTAAATACACTTTTTAAAAAGATAAATAAAATTTGTTTAAATATCAGATATAAAGTTATTTTATTGCTTATACATGATATGCCGGTAATTGTTAATTGTGTTGTTGATAATACAACCCTTGAAAAAAATATACTTGACAATATAGAATGTATCTGCTATAATAACAAAGTAATAAAACCTGAATATCACTACGATACTCAGGTTAGGCAAGACAATTTCTCATCAGGCAGAATAAAAAGGCAAGGTAACTCTTTTTGCTTAACACTCACGTAAGGTTATTTACACAAATGGAAAGTATTAAAGGAAACATTTTAATAGGTATTTCAGGAAAGGCTAGATCAGGTAAAGACACAGCTGGTACTTACTTATATAACAAGATAGGCGCGGTTTATTACAATACATCTATAACCGCTTTTGCCAACATGTTAAAGCAAGAGTTGCTAGAGAAATTTGATTTAAGCCATAATCAACTATATGGTAATTTAAAAGAACAACCTGATGAGCGTTACCCCAAACAAGAAGGTGGTTTTTGGACTCCAAGAGAGATGATGCAATCTTATGGGCAGTTTATGAGATCTTTTGATAAAGACTATTGGGTTAAAGCTTTGTTTCGTAATATACAGGATTTTAGTAAAAGTAACACAATTATTACAGACGTAAGACAACCCAATGAAGTAAAGGCCATCTTAGACAGAGGTGGTTATCATATAAGGATTACAAGAAAAGAAAGGCCCAGGATTCAAGGACAAGATCATGAGACTGAGACTGCCTTAGATGATAACAAGCTAACTATCCATTATACAGTTGCTAATGATGGAACCACAGAAGATTTGTATAAAAAATTAGATTATTTTTTAGAAAACACACTAAACATAAAGGAGACACGAACATGGCAAGCAAAACAATGACACTTTCAATTAATCCTGATGAGGTTATGCATACAAGCATCTCAAAGAGCAAAGAAGGTTACAACTATGCTTCAGTAGTGGCTAAGAAAGGTGAAGGGGAATATATCTCTATTAACTACGAATGGAAAGGTAATGTAATTCCTGATTTTGCTTTTGACTTAATGGGCTTCATTCAATCCAATAAAGAGTCTATTAATAAAGCTGTTGCATCATACACGCAGGAATATGATGAGTTTGTTAAAAATAAATAACATACAATAGTTGGGTGCTAACATGGCTAAGAAAGATACTAAGAAAGGTGGTAAGGGCGGTAAGGGTGGCTGTTAATAAATTTAGTTTGGAGGGTTATTGATCATGCCGATAGATATTAGTGAATTTAGAGAACCTACATTTACAAAATTTCAAGAGCGTTACCCACTAAGTACTGATAAGAAAGACAGATTTATTAAATTTGATGCTTACCCAAGAAATTATAGGGGTGAAGGTGGTAGCTTTCCACAACCGGGTTATAACCCTCACCACCAAGCAACAAAACCAGAAAAAATTAATTTAGAGAGTGATGATTTTACTCTAAAACCAAGGTGAGGATTTAAATGAGTATTACACCAGAGGAAAAAGCAGCAGTATTTGAACAAGAACTAGCATTAATATTCGATCCTTCTGTGAGAGAATTTACACGTTTATGTATTATGTCAGCACCCGACTACGTTTTTTTAGATTGTCCAGCTTCTAGTACTGGTAAATTTCATCCAATTTCTGAGTTGGGGCCTGATGGTACTATACTGCATACAAAGAAAGTATTTACAGTAGCATATGACTTATGTCGTGGTCTGGGTTGTGAAGATAGAAGGGACGAGATCTTATCGGCATGTATCATCCATGATTTAAGAAAGCAAGGATTGGTAAAGTCAGGACATACATCCAAGGCCCATCCTAAACTTGGTGCTGATTTAACAGCAGAAGTTCAAGAAGCCACACAGATATTAGAGGAAGATTCATTTAATATAATTAGAAAGTCTGTGGGATACCATTATGGTCCTTGGTCTACTGGTGAATGGTTAAAACCTCTAAGTGACTACACCCCTGAGGAGTTATGTGTGTATATGTCTGACTACATAGCGTCTAAGAAAACAATAGAAGTTTATTACAAAAGATAACTATATGACGTTTATTAAAACTTATGGTGATATATAATGAATAGTGAGTTTATTAAAGCTTTATCTAAGGGAATAGCCAACGCAAATGTTGGTAAACAGGAATTATCTCCTGGGTCCACTGGTAGACGTTATGAGCCTGTTGGTGGTATTACGCGTCACAACAAACGCATACATGACGAAAGTAAGTTAATGGATACTTACGGTAAATTACCTTTTACATTTTCCAAACCCAAGAAAGATGGTAGACACAAGCTAGTTAAATGTACAAATTGTGGGGTAACTAAGTATGTGAACAAGAACACTGTGGGCATTATATGTTCAAATTGTAAAACATACGCGGCTATTCAGGAGGTAGATAATGACTAAAAAAAGAGGTCGTCCTACTGGATATAGGTTAAGTGACACTAGTAAAATGGCAATAAGCGAATCTAAAAAAGGGCAGTTGCACACACAAGAAACTAAAAATAAAATATCAAGAACGCTAATGATTTATTTTAGACGTCTTAATCCACTGTCAACAGAGCTAATTAACAGATATTGTAGATCTGATGATGACAGCTTATGTTCTTGGATTACTGATATTAGAGAAGAACTAGACGAATTTGAAGATATATTAACTGATAGATCTATGCGTAATACACGTAAAACAGAATTAGTTTATGGAGACAATATAGACTATTTCAGCCATGATTTAACACCAGAAACCATATTATTACTTAAAGAGCGTTGTGCGGAATTAGGTATTGATATAAACGATTATATGGATTTATAATATGGCAGCTGGAAGACCAAAAAACCCACCAAGTGTTAGACAACTCCTAACCGAAATTATGCCTATTGGCGAATTATTCGCCGAAGACGAGCTTAATATCTACACATCCCTAGTAGACATCTACATAAAAGACTTTGATGATGATGAATTATCCGCAAGCGATTTAGATGATGTAATGACCCTGGCCACCAATAAGGTTTTAGAAATCAGGCTACTACGCACCAGTAAAGGGGATGCTAATCGTCAATTAGACATAACAGCCAGTGTAGAGAAATTACGCAAACAAACAGAAAAGATTAAAGAAAGCTTATCTTCTAGACGAAAGGATCGAATTAATCCTAACGAGCACAAAGGATTCTCTATTGTGGACTTAGCTTTTGCCTATGATCAGACCAAGCGTGGTACACTGGAAAGTAAAGTTAGGCAGCTTAAAGAAGAGGATGAGGCATCTAAAAAATTAGTGAGAGAACATCCAGGTAATAAATATGATGTAGATGGACATATTAAAAAAGGTAATGACGAATAATGGCTCGTAAGAAAGGTAGAATGATGGATGCTGTAATGGGACAAGGGCCTATGCTAATAGAGTTCTATCGAAATAATCCCTGTATAGCAGCCTACGATTTATTAGGTGTAGACTTAGCCCCTATACAACGTATAGTATTCGAGGATATGTGGTTTAGGGACTACACAATCACTGTCGCCGGCCGTGGTTTTGGAAAAAGCTTTTTACTTGGAACACTTGCTGCATTGCGTGCTATGCTATATCCAGGGTACAGGGTTGGTTTAGTAGGCCCCTCTTTTAGACAATCAAAAATGATTTTTTCAGAAGTAGAAAAACACTATACAAAATCAGCCATTCTCAGAGAAGCCACAGAAAAGAAACCTATTAGAGGCTCTGATACAGCCTATCTTAAATTTAAATCCGTTGGTTCTAGTAACGGTTCATTCATTGAAGCCATACCACTAGGTAATGACGGTGCTAAAATTCGTGGTTCACGTTTTTATTTAATATGTATTGATGAGTTAGCACAAGTTCCAGATAAGATACTTGATATGGTTCTTCGACCTATGGGCGCCACTAAACAAGATCCTATGGCTAATGTTAGACGCCTTGAACAGATGAGGCTGTTGATCGAATCCGGGTTAGCCACAGAAGACGATTTTGATGATGATCAAGTTAATAAGATGGTAATGACCTCTTCCGGCTTCTATAAATTCAACCATATGTATAGGCGTATGCGTGCCTATTGGGATAAAATCATACAAGAAGGTGAAGAAGAGTCTAATGTTATGGTGCATCAGATACCTCACTGGTTTTTACCAAAAGGTTTCTTGGACGAGAACAACATTGAAGAGGCCCGCCGGGTAATGTCTGACCATGAATTTCGTATGGAATATGAAGCAGAAATGGTGTCTGATTCCGAAGGCTTTTTTAAAGCTTCTATGCTAGAAGCATGTACAAGTAACAGTGGGCACTACTTAGAACTAAGTGGAGATAGTAAGGCTGAATATGTCATTGGGGTAGACCCTAATCAAGGTGGCTCAGCAAGCTGTGGTGTGTCCATAGTTAAATTAGGGCAACCAAATAGAATAGTAAATATGTTAGAAGTAAAGAATGGCACGACACAAGGTATGGTAACTACTTTACAGAGTGTTTGCAAAACGTATAACGTTATTCGTATATATATGGATAAGGCCGGCGGTGGTAAAGCTATATGTGACTTGTTAGAAGAAGGTTATAATGGTGCAACACCGATTATAGATAGAACTAATCCAGATCATTCTCACTGGAAAGGTAAACATATATTAGAGTTAATAAATTTTACTCCACAGTGGATACAAGAAGCTAACTATTCAACGTTATCATTATTTGAAGACAGACTTTTACTATTTCCAGAGCGCATGCCGGACGGGTCTGATCAATTAGATGAACAATACGCAGCCATATATGAACTTAAAAAACAACTACTAAGTATCATACTAACACAAACAGGCAGCGGTGTGCTACACTTTGATACACCCAAAAAAGGGCAAAACAAAGATCTATACTCCTCATTAATACTGGCCGGCTTCGGCGCAAAAGAACTTAGTAAACCTGTGGATACTGTTTTAGATCCTGTACTACATAGCAGTGGTGGTATGATCAGAGAGAGGGCACCCAACTCTTCTTTTAGAGAAATAGCAAAGTCCATCACTAATGTGGCAAGTAATGCTAATATGTCTATGGCCATATTAAAGAAAAAAATAAAGTAACCTCTTATATGGATAATACTTTATTAATAAATTGTGGAGATAAATGTTTATGGATATATCTATTTTTAGAAAAGATTTCTGGGATTTGTTTCTTATGAAATGTTTTAGAAATATAGCTTCTGTAAAATATCAGTGGTTGTTATTTATTTATATTCCAATAGTGTGGGGTATGTTTCATATCAATCCAGGAACAAAAGAACCTTGGATATCCGCCGCCTTGGGGCTCAGTTTTCTTGGTGGTGGTTTTATAACCTTAGCAACTAGCAGAATCATAATAAACACAAAGCTTGTTGATAAAGACGAAGGGGGCTTTAATACCGATAAATGAAATTATGTTGGGACAATATAAATAAACTAAGCTATGACATCACCACTGGATTATGGCTGAACACTATTTTTTATGCCAGAAAAGGCCGTAAATCTTTACAAAAGATTGTTCATAAGTATACATTTATAGATAAGTGCTGTTGGTGTGGTGACTCATTTTTAGGATTGTTACACAATAAAAATATGTATTGTAGTAAGTCTTGTGGTGTCTCTGCTAAACAGACGGGTAAGCCATCTCCATTATTAGGCACAAAAAAATCACAAGAGGCAACTGAAAAAACACGTAAAGGAAATCTTGGTAAAGTAAGATCTGCGCATATGTTAAAAAGATACTCATTATCTAAACTTGGTAGTAAAAACCCTATGTATGGACGCACTGGCAACGCACATCCAGCTTATGGTAAAAAAATTGATACAAGTGCTATGAATGAGGGTTTGCGTAATTATCTTAAAGCTAATAGATTACCGTATAACCATACAGGACACCCATTAAAAGGTGTTAAGAGGCCTAATTTTTCAGGAGAAAATGCACCTGGCTGGAAAGGGGGTGTATCTACTATTAATGAAACTGTACGTAAAAGCATGGAATATAGACAATGGCGTTCAGAGGTTTTTATAAATAATAATTATACTTGTCAGAATTGTGATAAAAAAGGGGGTAGGCTTGTAGCACACCACATAATACCTTTTAATTATATTATGGATAACAACTTAACATCAATACTATACGATGTAAACAATGGGGTAACTTTATGTAAAACTTGTCATAAAGACATACACAAACTAATTGGTTTCAAAGTATGAAAATAGATTCAAATATATTTGATATAACTAAATCAATAGCTTTAATAGCTTTTGTAGTGTTTCTGTTCATGGAGATACCAAAAATAATAAGTAGCTTCGCTGGTAATGATAAAAATCCCGTGGATGTAACCACAATAGAGAATATTGCTGTTAATGCTGCTGTGGCTACCGTAGCCGCAAACAATGCGGATATTAAAAAGTTAACTGAGCAACTTGTTGCCCAAAATAGTGTGCTATTAAAAACTATAAAAGAAAATAAAGAACGTGTAGATGAAATAGGTAGAACTACTGCCACACTTTCTGGAAAAGTAGATTGGCTAGCAAAAGAAACTGTTTATAAAGACCCAGAAAATCCTAAAAGAGACTTAGAAGAGGTTACAGTTAATTTAAATGATGCCACCGGAAAGCCGTATCCAGTAGCCGTAGTACGATTAAGTCCAAATATACAAGGTGAAGAACGTTGGTCGGTCGAACCACATAAATTAGAAATAAAAACCGATATAGTGGAAACAACAGATGATGACGGTAACCCTAAAAGGTATGCCGAAGCATGGGTAGAAAATCACTGGTCGTCACTTGGTAAAAATGAGGATGGTACATATAAAAAATTTCCAGTAGCCCTTACTATCGACAATTGGGCAAAACGTGAAGAAAAAGAAAAGAAATTTTGGTACAGCCCAAGAATAGGTTTTTCTGGTATATTTGGTACAGCTACTGCGGTAGGTTTAGATTTAGGTTTATTTAGTTATGGTAAAACAAAAGCTGACAGTGACTGGCAGTTCATAGCCTTTGGTGCTGCCAAAGCTTCTGATACCGAAATTATGTATTTTACCCCAGTTAAATATAATGTAGGTAAACCGCTTCCTTTGATGGAAAACTTATTCATAGGACCAACAATTTATTTAGACAAAGATTCCAATTACAGTGCTGGTGTATCTATAAGCACTTTATTTTAAGGAGAGACAGCTTATGGCTTCATGGACAGATGATTACACAAGATCAAGAGCAGTTGGCGTTCCGCCGCCATATGAAATAGAAGACATTATAGGGCGTAGAGATAATTATGATAAAATAGTTACTTCTACTATAACTGTTAGTGGCACACCCACACTGCTACCTGCAACTCCTTTACATAATAGAAATTATGTAAAGGTTATAAATATAGGCACTGTTGATGTGTCTATTATAACTGCCTCTGGTGTGTCGGCTGCTGATGGTATATTAGTAGCCGGTTCTGGGGGTGAATGGGAAGATGTAACAAATGCACCACTATATATAGTAAGTACAGGACTAGATTCCGAAGTAAGGGTTTATGAAAGATACACAAGAGTTTAATACTAAGGGGCTTAAATAATGGATTTAAATAAACTAACAAGTGAACTACAAGAAAAATATCCTGATGTGGGTATAAGAAGTATAGAGCTGGATGAAGCTAATGGTAAATCTATGTTCTACTTACAGCCAACTAAAAAGTCCTTGGCTTTTCTGGAAAAACCAGGTGACGCTGTAACACCTAGGATACATCAGGCAACAGCCTCCACAATAACAAGAGATGCTATAAGCAGATCTTTATTAGATATTGGTTTGGCCAAAGATCCTTATGATGAGACCCCGCAAGATGCTTATAAAAAGGCTATTAGGTATTACTACACAGATCCAATTGTAGGTACCACAACAAACTTAATGGCTTCCTTAGCAGTAAAGGGGTTTGAATTAGATATAGATGATGAGAATATTAAGAATTTTTATGACACTTGGATATTTGATATCGCTATGGATGAAGTTTTAGAATGGATATTTTTAGACTTTTTTAAAGTAGGGCAGGTAACTACTTACAAAGTAGTAGCAAAATATGAACCAAGAGTATCTACTCTTTCACCTGCACCAGGAAAATCATTAAAAAAGACAGCTAATTTAGAAACAGCCGCGGCTAAAAAAATATGGTCAAAAGGGCATCTTCCCATAGCCTACACAGTATTAAATCCAGCATTGGTAACCATAGACGGCAATTTACTCTTCGACAGTGTGTCAGTTAAACTCACAACACCCACAGAATTAAAAGATCTACTTAAAAAGCCTTCCAGCACTTTGACCGAAGAAGAGAAAATACTGATTAAATCCCTTCCCAGTGATTTAAGGGCCGCCGCAGAAAGTGGTAAAGAGTTACAACTGGATTCTAGGTTAGTAAGCACTATTACTTATAGAAAACAACCTTATGAACGTTATGCAAGACCTAAACTTACTAGGGTGTTCGATTCCTTAAACTATAAAAAAGCATTACGTGAGGCTGATTTAAGTACACTAGATGGTATATCTAACTATATACTAAAAATCACTGTGGGTAATGACGAATATCCAGTAACGTCACAAGCAGAATTAGAAGCAGTAGCCGCGTTATTTAATACCCCAAGTAAATCCTTCGATGTTGTATGGAACCACACATTAAAAGTAGAAAAAATAGTTAGCCCTGAAATTTCATCTATTTTAGGCAAAACTAAATATGAACAAGTGAATGAGGACATTACTGGTGGTTTAGGTATGACTAGGGCCCTTATAGACGGTGTTGGTAATTTCAGTGCTGATAGTGTTAATATGGTTATTAAGGGGGTATTGGAAGAAATTGAATATGCCCGCCGCCAAGTAAGTAGGTGGCTGTACAAAGAATTTAGGCAGATAGCTGAGGCTATGGGTTTTGAAAGATTTCCGAAAGTTAGATGGGATAATAGTATATTAAAGGATATCATTCTATATATGAGTACTATATCACAGTTAGTAGATAGAAGGATGCTTAGCTATCAAACAGCCTTAGAATTATTAGGTTTTGATTATCCTAATGAACTTAATAATATGACTAATGAATTTCAATTAGTTCAGGATGGTATATTTGGGATTGCTGGTAGTCCATGGCAGCAGGCTAAAACACAGGACGTTCAAGGGGCTCCTGTTGGAACACCTTCTAATGGTAGACCTTCAGGTAAAGTTACATCACCCACTAATAAAAAAGAAACAGATCCACAGAAACTAACTAAAAAACCTGCAAAGGCACCTAAGTCAGAAGCGTCGTTAAATACAATAGAATACATAGTAAAAGATTTATCAGAAGAAGAATATAGTACTTTTTTACAGCAATTGGATTCTATTAGAAACAGTAATTAACTAACTTACTAAGTAAGTATAAAGTTTAAGTATTTAAATAAGAAGTCATTACATAATTATCCGGAGGTTTAATTGTGAAAGAAATTAATAATAAATTTTATATGGAAGCCAAAATAGATTTGGTGGAAGAAACAGAGGCTCTCAGAAAAGAAGTCTCTTCTGTAATTAAACTTCCAGATAAAAGCAATAAACAACCAGATCTTCAATATTTTAGTGCTTTGTTTGTAAGTAGTGGTACTAATTTAAATTTAGCGCATTTTCTACCATCAGAGTTAGTTTTGGCTTCTGGATCAATCACCAGCAAAGCTGTCGATGTTGAACACGAAGAAGCAGATATCATCGGTCATATTTATGACTACGCTTTTGTAGATGCAGACGGCAATAAACTGGATGTTCAAGAATTAGCCAGTATGGAAAAAGCATCATTAGATACCTCTGATATGCACATATTAATAGCTGGCATTATCTATAAAAGTAGATTTCCAAATATAGCTAAGGAAGTTTCCGATAATCAATGGAAAGTTAGTATGGAAGCATATTACCAAAGCTATGATGTAAAAATAGGTAATCTTATCTTAGATAAAAAAGAAGCAGATTTATTGGGCTTCCCCACAGAAAAATCAACTGCTTTTGGTACTATGGTTAAAGTAGTAAAAAAGGGTGTTGAGATAGCCAGTGGTAAAGCTGCGAGGGTATTAAGAGGGATATGCTTTTCTGGTGTGGGTATTGTTAAAAATCCAGCTAATCCTCCCTCTGTAATATTAGAAACTGCAACACAAAAAGACAATGCTGTTACAAATCAAGACGAGCCCCTAATACTAGACTATGACAAAGTAACTGAAATAGCTAATAATGTAACCTCCTCTAATATAGAGGATGAAAAAACAATAGAAGATGTTAAAGAAAAATCAGAGTTAGTTTACACAGATACAATAGGTATATGTGTAAATTATAAAAAAAGACTTATAGATAGTATAACACAAGATCAAAATAGTAATGTTTTAAAAGAAAATTGGTGTACAGCTTATGATCAGCAATGTACTTCTTTTTCTAGGGATACTTCTGATCCAGATTGTTTAAGACATCAAATACCCGCGCTTGCCACCGCGTGTGTAAATGATTTATTAAATAAGAAAGAAGCAGAAGCTAAACGCAGCCAATTAATTGATGACTTATTAAAGAAAGTTAACAAGGCTAAACAAGGTTTATATTAATAAAATAAGTTAAGGAGGATTAAATTATGGGTTCTATCGGACAACCGTTGACTGGCGAAAGAGCCAGCACACCTAAAGTATGTAAAATAATGGGTGATGATAGAGCTACTATGGTTTATCGTAATTTAGGTAATAACCATTCAGCCCCTTATTTATGGGCTGATGAAATCACTGTAATTAGTGGTGCAACAACAGCCGTTGTTGCTAGTGGAATTAAATTCCATGGTTACGACTTAGCTTCATACGGTAAATTTGTAGCTACTCCAGAAGGTGATGTAGGCAGCTGCTACATCTCAAAAGATAAAGTAAACAATGTTGTTACTGTGGTATGTTCTACTGCTGCCGCCAGTGACACAGTTGTGGTTGTACATGCACAGTTAGGTGTAAATCCTGACTTAACAAATATGAGTTGTCGCGGTAATACCGGCGCTTCTCAGATGTTGCCGTAGTTTTATTTTAAACTAGTTGGTTTGGAAAAGGATTAAAGGTTGGTATTAAAAAAAATAAGTTTAACTTTATATATTTAAAGAACATTAGGAGGTTTATAAATGGAAGATAAATTCAAAAAAGATGTCGAAGTTTTAATAAAGGCAATCTTTTCAGAAAAAGAAGAGGCCGCAATGAAGCAGAAAACGGAAGAAGCTCTTCAAACCTCTGCTAACACTATTGACGAATTAGCTACCGCTTTGGAAGAAAAAAGCGCCGAGATTCTTGTAAAAGAAGAGACTGTAGCTACTTTGAATAAAACCGTTGAAGAACTCAAAAGTGAGCTTGAGGCAGCTAAACTTGAGAAATCAACTGTTGCTGAGAAATTAGCTGGTGTAGAGGCCGAAATAGAAAAGATGCGGAAAGACAAAGCTGCTGAAGTTAGAATGCTTGCATTAGAAACGGCAGGCATCCTTCGTAAGGACAAAGAATCTCAGATTGCCAAAGTTAGAGAAATGTCTGATGAGGAATTTGCCGCTTATAAAGACGAGCTAGTCTCTATTAGAGAGGCTGTGATGGCCGAAATGGAAGCAGCTAAAAAAGAAGCAGATGAAAAAGCAGCCGCCGCTGCTGAAGCAAAAATCAAAGAAGATGAAGCTAATAAAGCCGCCGCCGCTGCAAATAGTACAAATCAAAATCTTGGGGCTGTACCTCCTGCTAATATAGATCCTAATAAGGCTGTATCAGCTGCTTTAAACTTGGAGGGGGTTCCTTCAGATGATGTGAAGGCTAAATACAGTAAACTAGGCCAGGCAATGGCAGATATGTTTAAAAAATCTGAATAATTAGAGGTAAGGAGGAAAACAGATATGTTTATACCAAGACACTCTGTAGTAGAAAATCAATTCTGTAAATATGCAGCTCAAACAGCAACCGGTTCCGCTGGTGTTGGTGGTGTAGTTGCTTATGCAGGTTCTATTGTATATTTGAACTCTGCTGCTGTAAATCAGGAAGCAGAAGTCATTAAGATGTCACACGCCGCCGCTGCTGAAGTACCTTTTGGTTTTATCATGCAAAAAGTCAAAACAGGTTATCATCAGGTTCATCCTGCTGGTTACGTTATGCCTGGTGACCTGGGTTCAAGTGATGTTATTGCGCAGCCTACTTATAGTTCTGCTGGTGTTATTACTGGTACAAAAGAAGCGCCGGTCGGTGTAGCCCATCTCGGTATTTGGGATACAGTACATTATACATGTACCATGTTAGCTAGTGTTGTACAGACCGCTATGACCCCTGGTTTAGCTCTGTTTGCCGCCGCCGATGAGGCAAAATTAACAAACAGTACTACTAATTCAGATGGTGCAACTGATGCAGCTACCGGTGCTAGATGTACTGGTAATACTACTGTTGTAGCCCGTGTAGTTAAGGGCGCCAGTGTTGCTAAGTGCCAAGCTAATATTGATAATACTGTTTTATACCCTATTAGAGTAAAGCTGTTAATTTAGTAAGTTAAATCGGATTAAAGTAAATTAATACTTCCGAAAATAAATATTTAAAGGAGCAAATAAATCATGGAAAAACATGAAATGCAAGAACTTTTTAAGGCCACAGCTAATGTGCAGACCCCAGAAGGTTTGGCCGCTTATAGGGCATTCGCCGCCGCTTTGACTGTACCTATTTTGCAAAAGATTGAGTTGGAGTCGGTTATGCGACAGTTATTTACTGTTGAACGCCTCGGGCCAGGTGCACAGGCTGTATACCCAGTAGCTGAAGATTTTGAGATACCTGTTTGGGTTCTCCCAGGTCTTGGTTATGTTGCCCAAAACTTCATCGAAGGTATCGGTGAAGAAGTAAACATACCTACTTTTACTATCGCCTCTTCGGCTGATTGGAAAATCACCTATGCCAGAGACTCACGTATAGATATTCCGCAACGTGCTGCTGCACGTGTAGCTAAAGACTTAGCTAACTATGAAGAAGAAAGTGGTTGGCGGGTAATAGTACCTGCAGCAACATCTTCTTTTTCAGGTAAGGGTCTGCTTGGTTCTAGACCGGCACCTATTTACGAGATATCCCCTGGGTCAACTGGTGCTGGTTATCTATCAAAAGAACTTATCAATAAAATGATTACTGGTTTTAAACGTACTGGTCGTAAACTCACAGACCTTTATATCAGCCCAGAAGATGCAGCTGATATCCGTGAATGGACTGATACCGATATTGATCCGATAACCCGAAGAGAAATCTTCCAGGTAGCTGGTATGGGTCAGATTTGGGGTGTTGTAATGCATGAAATTCAACATCTTGGCGCTACCGGTCTTTACAATATCAACGACAATACGTCTGCTTACGGCAAGTTTACTGCTGATAGCAGCAACCAGTACAATTCCTACACATTAGAGCACGGTAATATTACCGCAGCTGATGGTACAATAGCTACTCTTGGAGAGACTCAGATTTATGGCTTTGATATGTCTGTAAATGATTCTCTTGTAATGCCTGTTAGAAAAGAGTTTGAGGCAATTGAAGATCCTGTTTTACTTCGCCAGCAAAAACAAGGCTTTTTTGGTTGGGCAGAGCTTGGATTCGCGTGTCTCGATAGCCGTATGTTGGGCATGGGTATAATTGACCGTTCCCTGTAATATGCTATAATTGTTTTACACACCCTACACAGCCATTAACTAGTGCTGTGTAGGGTATTTTTATTTTATGTATAAGCATACATTTTATCTCAAAAGTTCCAAACAAAAAGCATGTAATAATTGTAAGTGGTTGGTTATAAAATTAGTAATATGTTAAAATACAATGTTTTACATCTTATATCTGTACAATTAAGTAACCTATCTATATATAGAATATAAATAACTTTAATTAACCTTATACTTATATGTGGCCTTGTGTATTATATACTATTTTTTATACTTATACCATTATCGATAGAAGCAACTACTGAATTAGTAAGTAAATCAGAATTTTTTTCTCCTGTAAGAGAATGGGTTTTTAATAAGAAAAGTAAAAAAGTTTTTAATTTTATACACTCTGTCCTTGATTGCCCTTATTGTTTGTCGGTTTGGGTAAGTATGTTTTCTACACTATTTTTTTATTTGGTTTTATATGGGTATTTACCAAGTATACTTTTAATATTACCAACGATTTTAATTTTTCATAGGCTATCAAACATAATACATTTTAGTATAGATAGGCTGTGGGGAGTGAAGTAAATAAGTACAATTAGCATTAAGGTAAACTACAGGAAAAGGTAAACTAAAAAAGAAAAGGAGATTATTATGATTGGTTATATACAAAACATTACATCTGGGTGGGCCCACGCTATGAAGCGTGCTATTAGGCCTGGTGGTAAGATTGAATTGGACGAGCTGTACATACAGTACGGCAAGAAGCATGCAATAGAGGAAGGTGCGCCTTTTATAGAGTGGCTTAAATCTATAAAATTACGTGATCCTAACAGATGGAAAATAGTTTATGATGACGGAACAAGAGTCACCCCAGAAGTAGCGGTTGAAGTAAACAATACTGTGGAAGGTGCAGCAAAAAATGAAGAAAGTAAAGTTAGTAGTAGAAAAACAGACCATGTAACTCCAATAGTGCCCAAAGGGATATCGGTCTCTGACTTAGTAGGACTTCCAGTTAGAAAGGCAAGAGATATGATGCCACAACTAACAGATGTAAAACTTTTACAGTATGCTCTTCAACAAGCTTCTTCTTTATCAAACAAAGACAGTCTTTGTCGTATTTTGAGAAAGCGCATTACAGAACTAAAAATAGCCAGGTAGCATAAAATTCTACTAGGTTTTTGAACTAATCTACGCTGGCGTCTAACAATTTACACAATTTTGGAGGAAACCTATTATGGCTAGAAGTTTACTTAGACAATTAGAACAAATTCGACGTTCAGCGACTTATGATGATGCTGTAGCCAGTGTGTATACATCGGGTGTTGCCGAGCCCACTGTATCAGGTTCACTGGAACAAGATTTAAACGTTATGCGTACCTTGGTAAAAGAACTAAAAGGTACTTCGGATTGGTTTGGTGATTTGGGCAACTACTTTGACCCGTCTAATACCGACGCTGGAAGCGCTGCCAATAAAGATCTTAACCTTACCAATATCAAAAACAACACCCTAGATGCTAAGACAGTAATTTTAGCCGTATCAGATGACAATTCTGGTGCTGGTTACACCGTATCAGGCACTACTGCCGGCGCACTTATCTCCGCAACTACAGCCTACGCTACGCCTACTGACAGACGTGGTCTACCTATTTTTGCTAGTACAGCTAATACTGGTAGTTACTTTGACGAGGGTGGTCTTGACAGAGTAGTTAGAGTTGACGTTATTAATCTGGATACCGGCAATGAAATGAAGGATGCTAGCGGTAATACTATTTATGCTAAGTTCCATGATGGTGCTGATTTCGGCGGTACAGGTACCGGTACTGATGTTTATGCCAAATTTTATGCTAACGGTGTTGCTACAGACCTATCTACTTTGGAAGGGGCTGTTCCCGCAGCTGTAGCTTTCGTGTATCCTTACCGTAAACTAATGTCAGAAATGTCGGAGTATGAGTGGCTGCGTACAGACTTTGTTAGCTCTTGGGAAGGCGATGTTGAGCTGGTTGAAGACATTCACAATATTTGGACATTCACCGGCGCCACGGATAATGATGGTAGTGCTACACCTTGGGATAGCATTACAGGTAACTATCTGTTAAATGCCTCACCCACCAGTTTAAAATCAGCTATTGATGCTTTAAATACAGGTATCGGTGATGCAACTTATACGTCAGCTACTTACCTTACTGACGGTGAGGATATTACAGTTTCTTTGGACGCTTTGAGTGAAGCTATTATATCCAATGATGGTGATATTTCAGGCATCGTATCAGATATTGGTGGTATTAATACCTCTATATCTACTATTAATGGTGACATATCAGATCTACAGGGTGCTGTTGGTGCTACCTCTTCAGGTACAGTTGACTTCGCTAACAATTATTACGTAGCAGATGGTTCTAATCTGGTGGATGCTATCAGCACATTAGATGACGCCATCAATACTATCCAAGGGTCTCTTGATGCTACATCAGGTGCTAAATACGTAGAATCTGTTGGTACACAAATTGATTCTAATACAGCACACGCCCTGCCTTATAGTATAACCTACACACCGGTGTCTACTGCCGGCCAGGAAGGTGCTAATATGGATGTATATGTTGACGGTCAGTTGCTCGCCGCAGACACTGGCGCTGCTGGTGTTAATGCCGATCGTGACTATGCTGAGACTTCTACTACAAGTATAACTTTCAGATTTAATATACAACCAGGTAGAAATATTACTTATGTAGTTAAACAGTAATAGTGTAAAATAAGGAGGGGCGTAAGCCCCTCTTTCATAATTAATACAAACGGAATAAAGGAGATTTATTATGGAAGGTGTACAGGATAGAGATGAGAGAAACAGACTTCGTAAAGTTATGATGAAAGCAGAAGAAGAAAAACTGATGTCACGATCTGAGGCTGGTTTTGTAGTAACTTTGATTGAACGTTTTAGGCAAGAAATTGAAAAGAAACAAAGACAGCTCAGTTTGCTACAAGGTGAGCTTGGACAGCTAAGAGCTAACGAAAAAATAATTGTTGACCTGGTGGATAGTATTATACGCGCCGCCGAACGAGATAAAGCACGTCAAGCTACTATGCTTAAATTGCGCGGAGTAGTTATAGAAGACAATATTGATACAGTACCAGAGTCTACTATATCTAAAAATGTTGATGACATTATGTACGAAGAAGAATTAGATAATTCTGGCGAATAATGCTTATCCATGGTTCTTATTATGTTGGGGTTAAAATGTGCTATTTTAACCCCTTCTATTAATTGGAGTTTACTATGATAGTTCTTAGAAAAGTAAAAAAGACTTCTTATATTAAGCTTGCTGAACTACTTATAGGTGCTCAGAACGGCATTAATAAAACTTTTAGCACACCCTCCTCTTTTAAAGCTGGTAAGATAATAATAGATTACAATGGACAATCATTGTATAGCCCAGACGATTTTGTAGAAAATACAGACACACAAATAACTTTCACAGTCATTGTTCCTGACGTAACTGACGTGTTAAAAGCACATTATGAGGTTTATCAATAATGGCCAGGAGTAAGATAAGAGAAGAACAAGTAGATGACTATGACTTTTTATCTGAGCAAGAATTTGCTAATGATGTAGTATCAGGAACAATACATAATAAAATAACCACAGTTTCTGGAGAATTAACTGAAAGAATTGACAACATGTCTTTTATAAGTCTTATAGACACTCCAGCAACTTATACAAATCAAGCAGGCAAATATCTTGTAGTAAAATCCGATGAAACTGGTTTAGAATATACAGATATTAATAACATAAATTTCGGTTCAAATTTTAGCGATGCTATATCTGACGCTGTTAGTTCGACTACCAGCACTGCTTGGCAAAACAAACTTACTCTAACCACTGAAACTTTGCCCGCAGGTGATTATAGAGTAGGTTTTAGTTATCAATGGGCTCAAAATAAAACTTCCACTGAATACAATGCACAAGTAACTGTAACAGGCACAAGCATAAATCAGGTAATATTTGATCAAGCCCAATCCCCGATAAAACAAAATTACTATGGACTTGTTTCTGGTTTTATGTATGGTAATTTACCCACAACACAAGCTTTAACAATAGCCATAAATTATAGAAGTACTATGGGATCTACGGTTGCTTATATAAAAAACGCGATGATTGACATTTGGAGAGTAAGTTAATGCAAGAGTATTCTTATACAAAATCACCGGTAGATTTAGGCGCTCTTCATTACGAGTTATCTCAAGCTACTAATATTAGTGGTACATTAGACTGTCTTTCATTTAATGAACCCACTGATTTACATATATGCTATCAAGAAGCTTTATCCACTGCTAGTAAGACTGTTTTAGACACTGTGGTTGATAACCACCTGGGGCAACCAATAGTAGAATTTATAGGCGACTTAGAATATTTTGTAACCGATACCGCCATCGTGGTAGATCCCTATACTGGTGTATCTGGTACTTTTATTCCTATGCAAGTACTGATCAATAGAAGAGATTTATACAATGATACAGACAGTCCTTTATATGTGGCAGAGCATCAACCCATTTTAGGCCCTAATGGTATATTACAAGATCACGCTGATAATCTATCCTCTCTTAATACTGCCTTGTCAGAAGATGGTTGGTATACTGAATACATAAAAAGCTGGACTTATCCTAGTCCTATGGATTTACTTGTATACTACGGGTGGTTAAGTTCATTTAACTCTGCCGCCAATTCTTGGACAAACGAAAAAGTGGCCCAGGATATAGCTAAATACAATTATATTGTTTTAGGAGATGGAATACAAACCCCCACCCATGGTGACTATTCAAATACCCAAATAATAATACCAAGAGTTAAAGCATTAAATCCAAGGATTCAAATTTTTGGTTATGTGACGGCTAACCAAGATCTTTCTGTATTTCAAACCAAAACAGATAATTGGGATTTATTAAATATTGATGGTATATTCATAGATGAGGCCGGGTATGACTACGGTGTAACCAGAGATGCGTTGAACACCAGAATAGACTATGTTCATAATAAAACCTACTCTAAATTATGTTTTGTAAATACTTGGAACTTAGATCATATTTTAGGTATCGATAATGATCCAAACTATCCTAATACTATCTATAATACTACTTCTGGTACCTCTAATCTTACATCCAGTGATTGGTGTCTTCTAGAAAGCTTTCCTATAAACACCGCTTCTTATACCTCTACTGCTGGTTATGAATCTAAAACTGATTGGGCAGCAAGAGGTTCAAAAGCCAACATAAAAAGATATGAATACGGGGTCAATATGGCGGCCGTAGGTATTATAGATAACAGTAATAGTAATGGGCAAGAATTGTTTAATTTCGGCTTTGTTTCTGCTATGATGTGGAATCTTGATGCTTTCGGAACTTCTGATGTTTACTATGGTGCTAATTCTGCTGCTGTAACTTACTGGAATAGACCTAAAACAGAAGGCTTAGGTAGAGAGTGGAGTGCTTCACCTTCAGTACAATTAAACAATGTTGATAATGATATGTACCTAAGATACCTTGATTTTGGTAAATTAGTGTTAGATTTTTCTTCCGGCGCGGAAACATGTTGCATATCCAAATCCACGGCGGATAATATGTATAGTCTGATATTTAGAGCCGGAAGTTTAACAGAAGGGATAACCAATTTCCCACATAAGACTACTGCCTCTGGATGTCCTATAACAGGATTAGCTTATGATGATACCGTAGAAGAGTCTATGTATGGTTCTTTTGAAATACCGTCTAATTGGAAAAGGAACACCGATATATTAATGAAAATAAGCTTTTTTAATGACTACTCTCAGACAGGTGCAACATCTTGTAGATGGGCATTAGAGTACCAAGTATTTAATGATTTAGATGTAGTAGAAAATAAACCCATTTCAACAGTTGTACTAAACAAGCCTCTACCTGACAATGCTTCGGCCGACACTTTTTTAAAATGTGTCTCTTATATACCTTATAATGATGCTAATAGCCCTTTGAGTAGAGACGCCGCAGTTAGTTTTAGAATATACAGGGATAGCACAGACGCTGCTGATACTATGGTTAATGACGCTATTTTACTGTTACTAACATTCGATATATTGACGGAGGTAATATAGAATGGCTAAGGGTATTTTCCAAGGGCATACAAAAGGCCTGGTAGCCTATGGGGGGCAGCCTTTAATAGGAGATATGTTATGGATTGATCCAATCACAAATATAACTTATTGTTATGATGTGGTTAGAACTAAATGGTTATCTGCTGAAAAGCCGGTATTTGAGTACGCAAGAAAAGGCGCCGCAAAAGGTGTTTACTTACCTTTATTAGGTGATTTAGATGACACAGATGATGTGTACATGCCAAATAGGCCATCAACTGTACTTGGTATATTTTGTAGAAGTAAGTCCGGAGATGCTTATACAGAATTTGCGTTAAAGAAAAATACTGCTACTATATATACTTTTAGTTATAACGGTAATGCTGATAGGACATTTTTAATTAATGATTTGAATTTAAATATAGAACCGACCGACAAAATACAAGTGTATGTTTCTAAAAGTTCATCAGCTATTATTAACACTGTATGTCGTGTAGAAACTGCTTGGAGATATGATATATGACTACTATAATATTAACTAATACTACAACAGAAGATATAGAATTAGATGTACGTGGATTTAATATACCAGCATCTAGTACTACCACTATTACAGATTATTTAACAGATCGTGAGGTAGCACAATCAGAAGTATTGGTGGCCAAAGTAGCTGTTGGTGACATTGCTGTAAGTAACGGTGTGACTACTTTCCCTACTACTGAAGGTATAAAGTATTGTTTAGGAGAATTTTCTAATGTAAGTATAGTAGATGAGTATAGAGACCTATCCGGTAAATTAAGGGTGCATCAAACTTCAAGAAAATTAGGTACAGCCATTTATTGGACTGGGGAAGGTGATGATACAACAAATCCACGACTTGTTGGTGGCGGTACACCAATAGTTGTTAATCATATTGTTGGTGATCCAGACCCTGATCCTATTTATGTAGATTTCAATATTGTAGAAAATGAAACATGGTTACATGAAGGTTATATTACATGGAAAGATGCTTTATTAGATACAATAACACTGGAAGTGGTACCAAGAGTTACAACAACCACTGTTGGAACAAATACTAACTATAATTTATATGGTGGTTATTTAATAGTCCCCGCCGCCGGTAATGGTACAGTAGCAATTACATCAGATATAACCACACACACAGGTGGTTTAGTTTATGTACCAGACGATGACCAACACAACGCCCCAGTAGCTTTCTGGGATGCTACTTGGAATACTGTAACCAAACGTTACGAAAACATCACCCCCGCCCCTTATGGTAATGGTAGGTACAATATGTTTACAGTAGAAGTAACCTTAGCCAGATTTATAAATAAAGTACCACTATTATCAAATGGTTTTATAGCTTTAAATTCCTCAGATACTGATCAAGTAGGTAGTGGTATGAGATTAAAAGTAACAGCCGACACTAATATGGCTATATCAGGAGATCATAACTGGTCAATGGCAAGTATATTATGTATGCATAGAGCACGCTCCATATAATAAAAGGTGATAAGTATGACACTTTCAACTATTTTTTACAAAATTAAAAACACATTGATTGCTTGGTTTTCTGATATACGTGTATATGCAGGAGGGTTTGTACTTTTTGGTAATTCTTCTTACAGTATAAAAGGACCAGATACACGTTATGTATTAAATGTACTTGAACCAGGAGATGTTCTTTTAAGAAGGTATGATCACTACTTAGGTAGTATCTTAATTCCAGGATACTGGTCTCACGCGGCCCTGTATGTTGGAGATGGCTATGTTATCCACATGTTGGGGCAAGGCATAAACAAGGAAGATATATTAACTTTTTTACGCTGTGACGACATATGTATATTACGTTGTCCTGACAATAATAAAGCAGTAACCGCAATTAAAAACGCATTTAACTGTCTATATAAAGATATAGGGTATGATTATGAATTTAATTTTAATGATGAAAAAGAGATGTCATGCACAGAATTTATTGACACATGTTATGAGCATCCAAAATACTCAAGTAAACCAATCGATAAACTTATATTACCAGATGACTTATTAGAATCTATATTTGAAGTGGTTTGGAAAAAGGACTAAGGACTTTAAATGATCAGGGCTAATGTTGGCGAAAACTTTCCTATATTAGTATCTTTATTTAATGAGGAAGACAGCAGTTTGGCATCAGGCGAAACTGTGTACTATGACGTGCGTCGCATTGATGATAGTGCCTTAATACCTCCTATAAATGGTACACTGATTGAATCTACGGTAGAAGCTGGTTTATATAAAACAGCCGTTTCCATAGATGAGGCGGGCATATTTATATGCTATGCTACGTGTTCTGGTTTTCTAACATC